TAATCATAACACCAACGATTTTGCAGTAAATAGAATATGTGCATTATCTGATTATTATGATTATGAAATGTTTTCTACAAGTATAGGACGAGATGATTGTCAAATTATATTACATTTTTATAATAAAAACCATATAAAACCATTTAAAACAGAATTAAAAACAACCCATCCGGGTATTAAAGTTTTATAACTTGATATCAAGTTATAAAACTTTAAAAAAAATTATGGTACTGGGAATGTTAATTGTCCTCCAGCGATTCTTGCAATATTATGATTAATTGCAGTTAAAAAGAAATCATATTTTTGATTATGATTTGTTATATTATTTGATAATTGGGTTATAGTAGTATTAATAGAATGTTCTACTGGATTTGATCGAACTACACCAAAAAATCTATTTGATAATGTATCTCTAGATGAATATTGTATAATTTCACTATCTACTTTAAATACTTTAGTTTTATTTTGATCAGGTTGGTTAAAATTATTAATATTTTTAACTAATACAGTTGGTGTAAAAACTAAATTTGTATCATTACTTACACTTTGTAATACGTTATTATTTAAAGTTATTTCACTTAAATCTTCTGAAATGTTGGTTACAAATGTATGTATAGGAATTCTTGTAAGTGATATAGTTTGTACTTGATCTCCTACTTTCAAATTACTAATATCACCGTTTTCAATTGTAATTGTGTTTGTATTGATATCGTATGAACCTGTTACACCATCGATAATTAAATGTTGATCACTAAGAGATTCTGCTAATGAAGAAGTAGGATGAGTACTTGTACTCGATTTCGAAGCCGTAATTGATTGTAAAGATGCATTAGGTGAGATTGAAACATTACTTAATTTACCAAAATTAGTTGATCCCATAGGATCTAATGATAATAAATCAAGACTGTATGAATACATATGATGACCTACTGTTTCAGGAATTCTGTCAGAATAATAAAAAGGTTGTACAAATGAATAGTAATCAGATGACATATTTGATATACGTTTAGAATTGACATATGAAACAGATGTTTCTCCAATTGGATCAACACCTTCATATGTTAACGAATTACCAGATAATTGACCACTTGTTGTTGTATAATTAGACCACATACTTGCAATCGTTTTATTTCTTACAGCAAAAAATAATGTTTTGATTGAATGGTTAAGAAATAATTCAAATGTATTCTTAGGATTCATATCAGGTACAAATGCAATATGACCAGATGATTGCACTTGTTCAATTACAATATCTCTAGGCGTGCATGCCATTTTCTTACGTTCTTCATTTGATACTAATGCATAATTAGCCCATACATTAATATTACTTAAACGAGGTTCTGCAATTAAGTCTCCATTATTATTACCAACAACAGACGGATATTGAACAGTTTCTTCAGGATCGCTAGTTCCCTGTACGCGATAACTAGTGGTAATTAATTCACTCCAATCTCTAAGATCAATTTTAATTTTCATTTGGCAGTAAGGTAAGGCAGCTGTTGGCAATGCGATACCATGATTTCTACTAAAAAAGAATGGTAATGGTACATTAATAGTGTACGCTTCATGACTAGTTTCAGCGCTTGTTAATTCAAATACATTACCAATCATTTTATTATAACCTACATTTTTAGATCCTGGAATTGTAAAAGAATTCCAGAAATCAAGGTGATAGTTGTCAAAACGAGCAGCAACTAATTCATTAAATGTTAATTCACATTCTTTTATTAAATTATGTCCAACATTTGGAGTCCATGATACTCTATAATCTGAATTAGAGTTAGTATTAATTCTGATAGCTGGTAATGTTGCACGTAACCATGTATTTAATAAATAATCACCAGATCTTGATATTTCCGCATAAATAGTATTCCCAAAATTTGCAACCCCAGCAGATCTATTTAATACAGATGGTACAAGTGTAAACCATGTTGATTTTCTAGTTTCACGAACAAAATATGAAATTGAATCATCTCCTCCATACATATGTTTTTCTAAATTATCATATGTTGCAAGATCAACGAAACCAGTTGTAAGATTAGAAATATTTCGATTCATTTTTAATATAACGAAAGATTTTTTAAATAATAATAAAAATGTAATCTAAAAATTATTTTATATTATAAAAACAAATGGATATTTTAAAAAATAATAAAATAGTTATAATATTTTCAGTAAGTTTGGTATTTGTAATTTTAATTGCAATTATATTATTTACATACTTAGCTGATAAAAAACATCTAGATGATATATACAATGATCAGTCTATTACCGATTCAACGCCTACTCCATTAACAGAAAAAAATAAAATTATAGACACTAAACAACAGGATAAGAAAGAAACCAAGAAAGAGGCTAAGAAAGAATCTAAGAAAGAATCCAAGAAAGAGGCTAAGAAAGAATCCAAGAAAGAGGCTAAGAAAGAGGCTAAGAAAAAAGAAAATTTTGAAAATGATTTGTTTTTCTCTATTGGAGTTAAATCTATTCAATCGCTAAATATGTTAGTTGATATATTTACTAAATTAGTAACAACATTAGGAGGTAAAGTACCTAATAAATGCAAGGGTGTTATAGATAAAGAAAATGTAGAATTAATAAGAGAATTATTTTATAATCGATTTAATCAAGACTATTTAGAAACTGCTAGAAAATACAATAAATATCTTGATTATTATGTTCTTGTATTAGATGAATTAAATGATCACGTTAATAAGGGAAATACTAATTTAACTAAATTTAATGCTATGTTTTTATTAAAATCACGCAAAACAATTAATTTAATATTTGGAGATAATGTAAATACTAATCAAATACAAACAGATATACAAAAAATGATTAAAGATATATGTGCAATTAATGGCTGCGAAATTATAGAAAATAAACTATAAATTTTAATTTAATAGTATTTAAACAAATTAATTTATATAAAAAAATGAATGATACCGATATAATATCAATTCATAATGAAATTTTATTAAACTTTCAAAAGAAACGAAATAATTTAGATAAATATTTAGAATATCTTAAAAAAATAGAAGATACATTACGTATACAAGATATATCTCATCGTATAAAAAACAAACTACAAAATAATAGATCTATTATTTTAACCAATATTGATGATATAAAAGATGATAGTTCATATAATTTTTATATTATGGAATCAACTCAACTACTAGAACAATATAAAAAGTTATTATCTAAACCTATAAAAGCATCATTTATGGGTAAAAAAACAGTATCTGATGATGAAAAGAAAATTATTATCGAAAATTATTTAGAAATTGCCAGGAAATATAAACATGATATATTAATATCAAATACGACACGATCTTCTCAACTAAAATGTAATAATTGCGGTAATACATCTGATTTTGATATATCTAATAATAACTATATATGTATCGAGTGTGGTAATATATTAGATAATCTTGTTACCCATACTTCATATAAAGATGTTGAACGTGTTAATATCACATCTAAATACACTTATGATCGTAAAATACATTTTAGAGATTGTATTAATCAATTCCAGGGTAAACAAAATTCAACTATTAATAAGAAAATATATACTGATCTAATACAACAATTCGATCTTAATAGTCTACTACTTGGAAATGATACTACGCCTCGTATAGAACGTTTTAAGAAGATTACCAAAGAACATATTTATATGTTTTTAAAAGATACCGGTCACTCTAAACATTATGAAGATGCTGTATTAATATATTATAACATTACAGGTAAAAAACCACCTGATATTTCACATCTAGAACCTAAATTATTAGATGATTTTGATATATTGACTAGTTTATATGATAAAAAATTTAAAAGAGATAAATCTTTTGATAGAAAAAATTTTATCAACACTCAATATGTATTATTTCAATTATTAAAAAGGCATAAATATCCTTGTAAAAAGAATGATTTCAACATTTTAAAGACAGTCGATAGGAAATCATTCCATGATGATATTTGCAAAGATCTTTTTGAAGAATTAGGATGGAATTTTACAGCAATATTTTAATATTTTTTGAAAAATATTAAAATATAGATTATTAATAAAAATGCAAACTACTACGATAATAATTATAGGATGTTTATTAGTAGCTACTATAATAGTAGTTGTTTTAATATCAAGTAGTTCATCACAAGTGTCTAACAATAATTCATTATTTGATACTTTGCAATCAAATAATTCAAGTTTAATTCAACCATTAGCAACTCCTCAAGAAACTAATTTAGAAACTCAACAAATGAATAATAATATTGTACAACAAATTATAGAGCAAGATGCTTCTGGAATTAGTGTAATAGATGGATCTGGTATTGTATTAAGAGATGGATCTGGTATTGTATTAAGAGATGGATCTGGTATTGTACAAGTAGATGGATCTGGTATTGTACAAGTAGATGGATCTGGTATTGTACAAGTAGATGGATCTGGTATTGTACAAGTAGATG